TGTTGCAAAACTAATATCATCTGAGCCATCAAAAAATTTTATTGTTGGACTAGAAGCTGATGTAGTGTCTAGCCACATAGTACCAGCAGCAGCACCACTTGGTCTTGAACTGCCAGAGTGCATTGTATTAATTGCTGAAAGTGCATTATTTAAATCAGTTCGAAAATCAGGAAACGACTGATTCGCTATATTCATATCATGTTGTGCCATAATTACTTATACTCCTTTTAAAAGCCCTTTGCAATAAAATCAAACTGACGACTTACTGCTGTGTTTGAACTATTTTTAAATGTTACATCAAAACCATTTATAGTTTTATTATCAACAACAAAAAAATCACCTGTTGCCATATTTTCGCCTGTAATTCCAACTGCATAATTAACAGTTTTAAATGGATTTGTAAATGTTACAGTTTTAGTTCCAGCACCTGAAACTATATCATTCCCACTAAAAATCCTATCTTCCATGTCAACTGTTACCGTAACTGCAGAAATAACAGGTGTTGAGGCTAAATCAGAAGAACTTAAAACCACTCTAAATTTTAAATATCTAGCTGTATAATTACCAATAACAAAATTTTGAAAAGATGTATAAGTTGAGTTATCATCGCTTGTAGCTATTTCTAAATGCGCATCACAATTTGCTGGTGTATCGCCATCAAAATTAGAGGCACTAGAATCAAAATTTCCACTACGATTATCAAACAGATCGTCTGGGTTTCTTGCTGATTGTGTTAATGAAGCTGTAACTCTAACTGTATGTTTTGCTCCTATGTCTATAACATTTGCAAAAGCATAATTACCTGAAGCTAAAAAATCTGCGTTTGCTACACCTGAGTCAAAAAATCTTGTAGTATTTGCATCAAATAATCCTGAAGCAGAGTCAAATAACTCGCTTGAATTTAGTATAATAGAATCATCAGAAAGAGATACATTAGTTTTAGTCCCAGAAAATGTAGGGTGTTCATTTACAGTTGTTATATTATTAAAATTAGCAACACTTGTTACATTAGATATAATTGCAGTAGCATTTGAACTAAAATTACCTAGCTTATCCACTGCCTTTATAAGATATGTTCCTACTCTAGCTGGTACTGTAATTGATGTAGCTGGTCTTGAAACTTTAGTTACAAGATTTACAGAGTTTAGCCATTCAGCAGTACCATCTGTTTTGTCAGAAAATCTAATTTGATAAAAGGCTAAATCTAAATCTGAAATTTGCTTCCAACTTAAATGTGCATCTTGTCCTGTAATATTGCAAGATAAATCTTCAACATCTGAGGGTGGGTCTATGGCTCCTACAATTTTTCTTTGTGCTGAAACATAGCTAGAAGATACACCAGCAACGTTGACTGCTTTTACTCTAACGTCATAGGTTTGTTGGTCAATTACATTAAGAACTCTATGATTTAATCCTGAGCCTTGTGCATAAATAATGAAATTTGAATCTGTACTTAATTTATATTCTACTTGGTAAAAATCTACAAAACTATCAGGCGATGCACCAATAGCTACATCAAGTGCAACAATAACTGTTCCATCATTATATTCTATTAATGTGTCTGACAATGTAACACTTGCTGGTGCTTGAATAGTAAAAGGATTAGGTAGAGTTGTAGAGGGTGTACTAGCTACTTGTGTTTTTGTTGCCCAAGTGTAATGGGATGCTTGATATTCTATTAAACTTAATCCTACTGTAAAATCGTCATTAAAAGTCATTGCTATAACTCTAAATGTTTTATTACTAAATCCTAAACTTGTTAAAGATATATTTACTAAATCGCCCACATGTAAATCATATGCTTCAAAACCAACATTTAAATTTAAGCCTAGTGCTTCTCTTGATCTTCTTAAAATAATTTCTGCCATTTCAGATGCTTGGTATGGACTTGTTATAGTTCTAAAATCAAATCTTCCTTCAAGTAAAAAACCACCATCAGCAGTTTTCATAGTTGAATGTTGATCTGCACTAGCTAGTCCACTATCGTCTATTGGTGGAAACTGTATTTCATCTACTTGATAGTTACGATCAGGATTTACAAATGAAACTAACACTCTGTTATACTTTGAGTTTTTTGATGGCGATGCTAAAGCATATCCTCCTATAATATCATCTTCGTCTAATGACAAACTAGCACTTCCTGTTGTTTCTATGTTTAATCTATATTTACCTTGTACAAATGGTAAATATCCTCTCATTCCTTTTACAATTTCTCGAACATTATCTATTACTTTTTTTGATGTATCAATTACTGCATTACAATCAAATATATTTATATCACTTGCACTTCCATAAGGAGTTACTTGAGTAACAGCTACTTGCGAGGCATCATAAAAACTTTGTAAATTTATTTCTGTTGTTGCTAAACCTTTACCATATCTTTCGTTTCTTAAATAATCTAATAAACAAAATGCTGGATTAGTAGAAAAAGATGCAGTTTGTTCAGATAGGTTAGATGCTAAAGTTACAACTTTTTTACCTTTTACTTTAGCTTGCACTTGAGGTATTCCACCAAACACATCTTGATTCCATTTAAACCTTAAAGCTAAATAACAAATTCCAGATAATTTGTGATTACTTCCCCATGATGATAATGTAGATAAAACACTTGATGCTACTTGATCGTCTTTACCTAAAAATGCTTGTATTTGAATTGTACTTTCTGCTGAAGATCCGTCAACAGTTGGATCAGCTTTATAAAAATTACTATCACTACTTGCAACCTCTCTTACTGTGCCATGAGTTAATGCACCATCAAAAGTTACTACTTTATCATCTACTCTTATTTCCTCTATAGAGTTTATTTCGCCCTCACAAAGAACTAAGGCTACATATAAATAAACGTTATTAGTTCCTGAGGATTCTATAAATACCCTAGTGCCACCTACAAGTCTTTCGCCATATACTACTGGAATACTAGCATTGTTTGATTGTTTGTTTAATAACAAACCTTTTTCTGTTTCATCAAAATCATTACCACCATAATCAGGTAAATCAGGTTTTCTTGATCGCATAAACAACCAACCAACTGCAAATATACCTAAAGCAACCCAAGGATTTATGTTTTGTAGAAATTTAAATGTCCTTACTGAGGCAACAATTTTTTTTGCTGCTTTAAATGCCCTTTTAATTGATTTATGTACCATTATTTTCTACCCCATTTAATATCTAAAACTGTTTGAGAACTAAAATTCATACCAACATCTGTACTAAAAAATCTTTGTTGTGAATTGTTGTTTGTTAATCTTCCTGATCTTTTTTCAAAATCTGCCCAATGAGATACAACTGTTAAAGATAAAACTGATTCATTTTCAGATTCACTTATAGCATAAGTGTCAATAGTGCCTTTATACAATAAAAAAGGATCTGCTATGATTTGATTTGTATCAGCTAAAAAACCTCTGTAAATTTCAACTGAATCATTTACTATATTTTCATTCAGTGCAACTGATATAAATGTTAAATCTGCTCCTGACAAATCTATAGTTAGAGTCGATTTTGATAAATCTGTTTCCTCTGTAAATGATGGATTAGATACTAAAAATGGCGATGCAGTATAAGTTTTACTTGAGCCTGATATTGAAGATGTTAAATTGAAACTATTGTCTGTTAAGTTTACTGGTGTTGAAAATCCAATAGTAAGCAAATGAAAAGGTACAATCTCATTCGTTGCTAGATGGGTTTTTACTGCCGTCGTTAAGTTTCTCGTCATATAATTCGTATGTTGTTCTTATTGTTCTTTCTGTACCTTTTAACATAACAAAACTAAAAGTTCCATCAGGAATACTATTACCTTTTAAATCGTTTTTTATTGTGTCAATTTCGCTTTCATCTACCACTTTTTCTGCAATAAAATCTGCAGTAACCCAATGAGTTATAATATATTTTGCCATTTAGAGTGCTTCTTCAACATCAAACTCGTATTGATATAATACATCTCCATCTTTTGTTATTCCTACTGCACCAAATTCCTGAATGTCATTTTCTAAATGAACTGTAAAAGCAACATTGTTATAAGTTACAACACTATTGTCTGTTAGGTCAGATTGTAATGGTGGCTCGATTGTTACGGTAGATGCATTTGATGAACTTGTAACATCCTCAACAACCATATATACTTTAGTATGGGAGGCAAATTTAATTAAGTCTCCTGCTTTAAATCTGCCTGACCCATCCCCACCAAAGCCGTCCATTGCTATTGTGGTATCTCCAGCTGAATGTGATCCGTTAATTAATACTGTTCCTGTTTCGCTACCCTTTGTGCTACTTAAATCAGGTGGTATAATTGTAAAATGTTCTTTACCTGATCTTTGCTTAACAATAAAAGCCATAAGACTACCATAAACATCACTTCGTTTTCCAACTATAACTCTTGCAGTAAATCCAAACCTTTGATTATCTACGACTCTTGATAAATGTTTACCATTAAGAGATTTTGATGATATGGTATTTTGTTTAGACTGAAATCCCATTGTTTCAAATTTTGCAGTTGATATTGGAAATGCACCACTCATTATACTAACTCACTCCTACCTTTTTCTGTTAAAGCATTATTAATTATTGCAGTTATTGTGCCTCTGTTTTCTTGCAATGCATCATCAAATCCTCTTGAGTCAATTGCATTAATTGTAAAATTTACATTTACTGCTCCACCACCTGTACCTCTAGCTGATTGTGTAATCTGTCCTGTACTATTTGGAACAAACAGTTCTGCACCTCTCTCGCCTACTACTATAGGCTGACCTTTTGATACTGCACCACCTTTGGCAAAACCTAAAAAACTTGTAAAACTACTAACTGCTCTAAGTGCGGCTTGTTTTTTCAATTCAGATGTTTGTCTTTGTAGTGATGCAACAATTAAACCCTCATCTTTTACTTGTTCTTTTTTTAATGCGTTTCTAATAGTTTCTTGAATTACTATTTGAATTGTAAATGCTACTATATCTACTAATATTTTTTGTGCGATTTCTTTAAATGTCATATTTAAATCTTTACCAAGAACTAATGCCTCTGCAAGTCCACGAGAAAATGCTTTTATACTACTTGTTGCCATTTTAGTAACTGTATTGTTTATACTTTCAAAATCTTTTTTAAATTGTTGTAATACACCATCTTTAATTTTAGCAAAACTTAAACCAAATTCTTTAGCTGATTTATCTGCACTATCAAGTGCATTCATCATTTCATTAAATTGTTTTTTTGATATAATTGCATTTTCTTCCAAGCTTTTTAAAAATTTTCTAATAGTTGCTTCTGCCTTACCAAAATTTTCAGCAGATTTTTTTGATTCATCATTTACTGCTTTTAATGGAGTTTTTAATCTTTCAGCGGCATCTCTAAATTCTTGAACAGTTTTTAAATTTGCTTTTAAAGTATCTTCAGATATAAGTTTTAAAAATCTTAAGCCCTTTGCCATGCCTTCAATCATTGTAGCCATAGCATTACTTAAATCTCCAAGTGCTGACCTAATAATGTCTATCGTTGACATTATAGCTATTGCAACCAATTTACCTTTTCCACCTAGCATTAAAAAACCAATAATACCAAACTCTCTAATACCTGATGGTAAGGCTTTTACAGATTGAATAATTCCATTAATAGCAACACCAATCATTTTAAATATTGGTCTTAATGTATCCATTAAAACTGCTCCACCAATAAGAACATTTTTAGTTACATTAATCATAAATTCAGAAGTTTGAAATGCTAGTTTTTTTAATAACTGATCATTGTCTTCTATTAATTTATTTACATCTACTAATGCTTGTTTTATAAAATCAAAGAATCCAGCTTGGTTTGTATCTCTTCTAAATTTAAATAGTTTATCGCCTAACATTGATAGTGTACCAGTAAATGTTGTAGATAAAACTTCTGTTGCTTTAGAAAATCTACCATTCTCTCCAAATGCATCTTCAAATGCTTTGATTGTTTCTTCTACTGAAACTGTTGCACCAGCTTTGAAACCTAACAATGCTCTTACACCTCTTTCTCTAAAAATATCAGCTGAAGCTATACCACCAGCAAATGATCTTTGAATTTGTGTTGCTGTTGTTTGAAAATCCAATCCTGTAACTGCGGCTACATTACCAGTAATTTTTAATATTCTTGATAAATCGTCTGCGTCTTTTGATACGACTGCTAGGTTACCAGATGCAGATGCTATTTCTTCAAGTGAAAAAGGAACTCTTGATGCAAAGTCAACTAAATTATCAAATGCTTTAGTACCTTCTTTAACATTACCAAATAAAAAATTAAATCTAATTCCAAGATTTTCTACTTCTGCACCTACTTTAATAAATGATCTAACAACAAGACCAGCACCTATACCAACCAATGCTGACTGAACTGAAAAAACTGCACTTCTTAAATTTGATAATCCAGCACGAATACCATTAAAGGCTTGTTTAGTTTTATCTCTTGCTAATATATTTAATACTATATTATTTGCCATTATCTATGCCTTGCTTTATTCGTAGCCATTTCATGCTCTTCTTGTTCTAATAAGAGGTAGCCTAACCAATGATTATACTCCCATTCTTCCATTTGTAAAACTTCTTTCAATGGTATTTTTAACCTATCGGCTACGATAAAACAATTCTTTAATTGAGGGTCAGATTTTAGTTTTTTTTTACTTGCTCTGGGTGGATAGCTTGTACCATTGCAGTAGCTATCCTAGACAATACATCAGAATCTACTTTATGCATTAATGCTAGTTTATCTTCTAGTGTAAATAGTTTGTTGCCATCTTTATCAATAGCTTTCATAACTACTATGTCTGCAAGAATACTTACATCATTTAAATTATCTGATTTTTTAAAAAGTTTATTTTTTTCAGATAATGTTATGGGATTCCAATAGATAACACTTGGATTACCAGCTTCATCTTTCCATTCCTCAACCTCTATGTGCTGAACACCTAAAGACTCAAAATGAGACTTAGCAGAATCTATTAACTTCATAAAGTCTTATTAGACTGTACCTCTTGTTAATGTTCCTGTGCCTTGAAATGTAACTGATCTTGAAATGATTGCGTCCATACCATTAGTAACTGACATTCCTGTAACAATTCCTGTTCCTGTAAAACTTTCATCTCCTGAAGAATTACCCTCTGGTAACAAAACAAAAGAGATAGAACTTCCAGCAGTTAAAGTCTGTTGTGGTGAATCAGTTTCGTCATAGTGCATTTCAAGAGTACCTGAAAATGATGTTCTTCCAGCTACGAATGATTTAGTTGCATCTGTTAAAGCTGTATCTTCTACAACATCGCCAGTAGTTTCTAATGTGAAACCTGTTAGTTCCCCAACACCAGTTCCACCAGCAGTTACGACTCCTTCTTTTCCGTGATGTGTTGCCATTTGTTATCCTTTTCCTTTTTAGGTTTTGATTTGTTTTCTTCTTGCTTATAGCCAAGTTCTAAAAAATTATCAAGCTGTGTTTCATTGATAATGATTTCATGACCATCTTTGTATAATTTAATATCTTTTGCCATAATGCTTTTTACTATCTTTCTTCCTCTTCGTCAATATCTTCGTCATCTTCCCACTGATCATCTTCATCGTCAACAACATTATCGTCATCGTATTCTCTATGTTTTTCAATCAACTCTCTAAT